GTATCCAACGTGAACTTCCACGGAGCCGTGGTCAAAGCTATGGCTCAGCAACTTGCCACCGGATGCCGAACCGTCTTGGACATCTACGCGGTTTGCAGCCTCCAGCAAGGCCTTGCCGACATAGTGGTCCAGGTTTGTGCACTCACGCTCGGCATTGACTGTCACAGACAGCGTGACAACCAGCCGGCGCGCAATGCGAGACTCTGGGAGGGAAAAAGTGGACTAGCTCATGCTGTTCTCCAGGAGGTAGAGCGCGGCGGCTTGCTCGCGCGGGGTTTCACGCGGGCCAGATCCAGCCCGGTCTTTACGAGGTAGCGCGTGGCGTCCATAAGGTGGTCGTTGCTCTTCACGACTCGGCCCTGTTCGTCACGGCGGTAGATGCGGTATTCGTTGAACCAGTCCAGGCACGACTTGAAGACCTTCAGGCGGCCGGTAGAGAGGCGCTCCCACACGTCGTAGATACCGCTCTCGACCCCGTTGTCTGCCGGGTGGATGTCCAGGCCCAGGTCGGTGTAGACCACCATCAGCTGCTCGCCATCCTTCTGGCTGCGGCCACGGGCGGCCGGGTCGATGGCGCCCGGGATCCACTCGCCGCGCGCCTTGATGCCCGTCGCATGGATGGATGGCTCGGCCTGGCCGCGATAGTGTTGCGAGTAGAGGTAGACGATGTCGTTTTCGCGGTCGAAGGCGCCCCAAATGGCTGCTGTCCGGTTCCACCCCACGTCCAGGCCGTAGGACCGTGGCCAAAAGTCTGGGATCTGGAAGTCATCGACCTTGATGTCGTCTTCGTCCACCGGGTAGATGGCACCGGCGCCCAGCGCGGGCACCCCCTTGGTACGGGCCTGGCGTTGGTAAGGCTGCAGCTTGGACAGCAGCTTGGCCTTGGCCTGTTCGGACAGGTGGGGCACGTCATCCCAGCCGCATCGCACGATGAGGCGGTCAGCAGCTGCCCGGCGCTTGAGGCCGTCCGGGTCTTCCTCCTCGGTGAAGGCTTCCACGGGCTTGATGAGGTCCTGCACCAGGGGTGTGAGGCCGTTGAGCGGGGTGAAGGTCAGGATGCTGATGCCGTCGCGGGTCATCAGGCGCACCAGGCCCTCCTCGTACACGTCGGCCGGGCACTCTTCGTCAGCCCAGAAGCCGTCCAGCTCGAAGCCCTGGAAGATTTCCCGGCCCTGCACGTAGCTGCGAAGCCAAAGCTCAGACTCGCCGCCGGACTTGTGGCGCACGATGATCTTCTCCACCGCGCCCTTGACGTGCGAGCGCGGCACCACGCCCACGATTGCATCCCCAGGAATGAGGCCGGTGCCGTACTTCTCAGGCTTGTCCGTGGTCGAGCCCAGCATCTTGAGCTGGATGATGTCCCGGGTGGTTTCGTGCGTGTCACCGCTGGCCAGCCAGCGACAGGCCTTGTCAAAGCGGTGGCCCTCCCACCAATCCGGATACTCGCCAGTGAGGTGGTAGGCAATCTCGGTGCCGGCCGCCACTGTCTTGCCGACCCGGTTGCCGGCCATGAAAACGCGCTCAGAGGCGCGGGCAATTTCTGTCAGCTCGCCAGGTGGCGTGCCTGGTGCGCGCGACTTGAAGAACTCTTGGTGCTTGGGATACAGCTCGCGGCGCAAAGGCCCCTTGTCGGGGAACATGGTTTGCAGCAGGCGCGTGTTCTGGCGGCGCTCCAGCTCGAGCAGCAGGCTCTCCAGCTCCAGGCGCTGCTGCGAGGAGAGCGCTGCCAGGTCAAACTGATCGCTCGCGCTCACTGGGCGCCCTCCGCCTTGGGCACGATGCCAGGTAGGTTCACGCCAAAGCGCTGCAGGCGCTCGAGCAGCTGGTCGTCGCTCAGCTTGGTGGGAGTGCCAATCTCTCCAGATAGCTCCAGCTTGTCGCCGTAGACACGGGGCTTGAGCTTGGATGCCACCCACTTGCGAGCATCGACACGCAGCTTGTTGCGGGCCACGGCCACAGCATCAAACACCACCTCTGTCTCGCCCTCCCCGTCATCGGCGCTGCCGTGCTTGCTGGCTTTGACCGTGGTGCACTCCTCGTCGGCGATGTCCACAATCTCATCGGCCAGCAGGTCGGCCCGCTCTTGCCTCGCGCGCGCGTACATCTCGGAGCGTGACGAGTCGGCGTGGATAAATTCCAGCATCCCCGTGTACGAAAAGCCATGCAGCTTGCAAAAGCCGTTCAGGTGTCCGCCTGCACAGACATAGGCCATGAACTCATCGAGCGCACCCGCACGGGCGAACCACTCCCTCTGGAGTGCTGCCTTCGTCTTTGGCTTGGGGGGGGATTTGCGAGCGGGCTTCTTTACCTTGGCCGTTGCAGCCTTGCCCGCTCTCTGTGTGGTGGTCACGTCTAGCGCCTGCGCTTCGTGCGCGTTGTTGATAACGGCGTTAGACCATCAGGACTTTTAGGATTGTCAAGCCCCCTACTGGCTACTGTTCCATGCCTTGGACTCTGGGCATGGCCTGCGCTCGGGTGGATGCATGCCGTGCAGCTCCCACCACCGGGCCCGGAACTCTGCCCAGGGCAATACGTGAGACTCCCCCCAGGCCTTCACCTGCGCTTCCCAGTGGCGGCGTGCCATGGTCTTGTTCGACCTGGCAGCGATCCGTATGCGTTCAATCATAGGTTGGCAATCCCTCCGGCCACAGGCCCATCATTTGAATCTTGCGCCGTGTGTCCGCCCCCCAGGCCTCGGCCACCAGGGCCGCTGCTGCCTTGGGATAAAGCTCGTAATGGTCGAACTTGGGATGGCACCCCTTCACGCCCGGCCGGTCACAGCACAGCGCAAAGCAGGTACGGTCGTCGGTCTTCAGGCCTGCGCCCTTGCCGTGGTTGGCGTGGGCGGCCTGGCTGTACCCGGGGATGCCGCACACGCAGCATGGCAGGCTTGCCACGGCACGGCGGTAGTTCTCATTGCGCAGATGCTCGCCCTTTTTGATCGGCGGCACAGTGGCGCCGGCCGCGCTCGCATAGTTCGGCGCGCTGGCCAGCGGCTTGTGCACAGTCTTGGATGCAGGAACCCGGGCGGCCTGCCTGGATGCAGATCGCTTCATCGGAGTGCGCCTGTTCAGCATTCCACGACCTCCAGTGTGTAGCCATCGAGGAACGCACACAGCTTTTGGCCGTCCGGAGCAACCACGGTCAAACGGATCACGCTTCCCCAGTTGAAAAGCTCGAAGTGCAGCGCATAGATACCGAATTTGCCTTCAGCGCGATGAGGCGGCCGCGACTTGACTCTCCGTCCATCAGCTTGGATCTGGGCTATGAAGCGCAGAAGGATAGCGCGCGACTCCAACAGCGCGCTGTTCTTCAGGCGGGCTGCTGCGGCTGCGCGGCGGTTGAATCGGCTGCGCATCATGCTGGGCACCTCACTGCAGCTGACGCGACCATTACAGCGGCCGTCATCAGCAGAGCCAGCAACAGAACGCCTGCAAGCCCGCTGGCTAAGCACTGCGACTCTTCGGCCACAGGTGCCTCACGCGCGACGCCATAGTCCACATCATCCGGGCCGGGCACATCCTCCCAGCGCTTGCGTGGCGCTGGGCCATATCTTTCGGTCACCACTACGGTCCTTCCGTGGAGCTGGGTTGTCCAGATCTTCACCACGCTGCGCGTCATAGCTCGCCTTTCACCAGGCGCCGGGCATACCCCAGCTTCTGCATCACCACCATCACATTGCTCTTGTAGTTGTGGGCCAGCGTGCTTGCACCTGCGCCGCGCTTGTGGTCCAGGTACATGTTCATGATCCGCATCGGGGTCCAGTGGGAAAAGGTGCCCTTGGCCTGCCGGTGCAGGTAGTGCTTGTAGACCTGCTTGGCCCATGGGATGCTGATCTGGTATTCCTCTGCGATCTGGGCCCAGGTCATGCGCCGCTCCACGCAGCCGGCCAACTCGTACAGCTGCGCATCGTTCCATTCCTTCATCCGGCTCATTCCCCGAAGCTCCTCAGGACGGTTTCGATCATCTCGATGCGCTGCGCGGGCCCCAGGTGCTTCCACAGGGTTGCGCCGGCGTGCTCGGTGCGAAGGAAGTTGACGGCGTCCGCGTGGAACTGCTCCATGTCACCCTGCTCCAGGTTTGCGTAGCTGATGGAGCGTGGCACCGGGATCACGCCACCCTTGGGCCCGGGATACCAGTCGACAAAGCTTGCGCCCACCTTCAGCCAGGTGCGGAAGCTCTCGAAGTCCTCGAAGCGCTCCTGCGTCTCGAAGACCGCCTGCTCCAGGGCCATGTGCTTGCGGTGATACCAACCCAGGCGCGGCTGCACGGTCTTGATTTCGACCATTTCACCCGGCTCCAGTCGCAGCAGACGATTCCACAGACGCCGCCACTGGCTGCGGCCGCGCTCGCCCAGGCCATCCACGATGCCAAAGATGACCCGGCGCGCCACGGCGGCGTCCTGCTCGCTGATCTGGACAGCTTCCTGACGAACAATCGTGATTTCAGGCATGTCGCACCTCCACTTTCACCATCCCACCGATCTCCCCGGCACGTTCAATGGCCAGGCTCCAATGCTTGTCATCCACCCCCAGCACGTCGGCCAGGCCGTCAAGGCCGGACTTCATGCGCGCCAGGGCGTTGTCCAGGTCGAAGGCACGGCGCGTGGGCGGGTAGAACGTGAGGTGCACATGCAGCTTGGCGGCGGCCAGACGGCGAACGCCTTGCACCTGCGCCTGCAGCGCGCACGCAGCGCGGTAGGCCTTCTTGGCCTTGGCCAGACGCGACCAGTGAACCCGCGCATTCGGGCTCAGATCCTTCGGCGGCCATGGCAGCGTCACCCGAGCGATCACCACATCGGCTCCAGCTCCGCCGGCGGCGGCCGGAATCCCTTGGCCTTCAGCTCGGCCCGCACCGCCTCCCGCATCCCCGCCCAGGCCCCGGCCGCTTGCGCGTCGTTCTCCAGCTGGACGGCTTGCTCCCTGCTGTAGTGCCACCACCCCGGCGTCATTGCCAGCGTTACCAGCCAGTCGCGTGTTTTCTGGAATTCCGTCATTTTTCTTATGCATCTGCTGCGTCCATCTGCGGAGTCATGCCGCGCGAAAATTTCAGGTTGCCGAGGCTGTTGCGCTCCAAGTAGCCGTTGCGCAGCAACCAATCGATGTGGTACTGCGCCGCGCTGGGCGAGCGAAATCCAAAGTGCCGGGCAATCACCGACATCGGCGGGGGTTGGTCGTTGTCCTTGAAAAAGGCGTGCATGAAGGTCAGCACCTCCAGCTGGCGGGGCGGAATCGTCTTCATGCCTTGCGTTCCTCTGCCAGGCGCTGCTGCACGCGCTGGTTCAGCTCGCGCTTGTAGCGGGCCTGCTTGATGCGCTCCAGGCGCTCAGCAGCGCCGGTGCGGCTGCGGCGGTTGGCCAGGTCATCGCGCAGGGATTTAAGGCGGGCGCGCAGCTCCGGCGTCAGGCCAGCGCCCGGCGTCTCGTCCACACGGTCTGTCAGCAGGGCAAGGGGGTTGAAGACGGGCGGCGGCAGCGCGATGGTCATTTCCTGCGCAGCGCGCTCAGGCGTGATGTAGCCCAGCTGCAGGGCCTTCTCGATTGCCGGGTTGCGCCCTTCTGCATCCCAGCCGATGGAAACGGTGACGGTGGGCATGGCCTTGGCCTCACGCGCGCCGCGCACCACCCGCTCATATGCGGTAATAAACGCCATGCGCGCGCCCACCATGTCACCAGCCTCGGCCACCGGTCGGGCCAGGCTCCAGGCGGCGGCCATTTCGTTGGTCCACACGACGGTGGCCCTTTCGTCCAGAGCAGTCGATGCAATGGCCCACGCCTCATTTGCTGCAGGTCGGCCGACAGCCTCATCGATGCGGTCCAGAATCGCCTTGGGCGTCAATCGCCCCGCGTGCTCGTTCCTCACCCGGCTCAATGCGCGGGCCAGGACCAGCTGAGGAAAGCTGCTCAGGTCTTCAGCCATCATGGCTGCAGCGGTGGGGCTCAAAGTCTGACCAAGCACCTCAGCGGTGCCAATCAGCTGCTTCACAAGCCATTGCATCTCTTGCTCGTTCATGCTCTTGCTCCCTGGTTTTCACGATTTGCGCGGATGATGGCCATGGCCTCATCAGCAGCGTCGAAGTTCGATTGCGATTGGTCGGCCCGCTTGGCACGGGTTTCGGTCATGGCAGTGCCTGCTACCCATTGCGTGCGATACCCCTCTGCTCCGGAGAGCAGCAGGCCGATGTCATGCATCCGCTGGACAACGAAGCGTTCGCTCACGCGGTCCACGTAGAACGCGGCGACCTCGGGCGATTCCGTGTGACCCAGGCGCTGCACGAACTGCTTGACCTTGCTGTTGACGGTCTGGTTACGCACCGGCTTGGCACCGTAGCGACGGAAGTAGGCATCGCTGTACGCTTGCCAAGTCGCCTTGCAAGCTGCCTGCAGCTGTGTCTCCACCGCATCCACCGGGGTTGCAACCACCTTCTCGACCGGCGGCGAAGCGGCCGGTAGTGATTCACTGATGGTTAAGTGATGGTTCAACTGATGATTTGGGGGCGGCATCTGCCCCCCTAGAGGGGCGGCATCTGCCGGAGCTGGGGCGGCATCTGCCCCAGGGGATGCGGCATTTGCCGGGGAGGCGGCATCTGCCGGGGAGGCGGCATCTGCCGGGGGGGCGGCATTTGCCGGGGGGGCGGCATTTGCCCCCGGGGCGGCATCTGCCGGTACAGCTTTTTTGCGACTGTTTGCGCGCTTGCTTCCTTCCGGAGCTTTGGCCGGGTCGTAGCGCTTGGGGTTGATGGTGTAACTGGTGCTGGTGTTGGGCCGGTATTCGCGGAACACGGCTCCCGATGCCTGCAGCCAGGCCAGCGCATCACGCACCGCGCGCTCAGACAGGCAGGTACGCTTGGCAATGGTGCCTACTGCTGGCCAGCACACGCCGTCGTCACTTGCCTGGTCGGCCAGCGAAATCAGCACCGCTTTCTGAGCCGGTGACATGCCCTGCAACGGCCAGCAGGCCGCCATGATGATCGTGCTCATTGGTTCGCCTGCTCCAAGGGCGCAGCCACCCATACGATCGCATTGCGGCCGCCCAGTGTCTTGCGGCGCTGGCCGCTGTCCACCACCAGCTTCTCTTCCACCAGCTTTACGCGGCGCGGGCGTTGGGTGTTGGGGTCGAGCAGCAGCTGCCGTGCGCACTCTTCGTCGGTCATGCCGTGCACGCCGGCCTTCTGGATGGCGTCCAGCACCTTGGCCTTGAAGGTATGCGCGACATCAGCGATGGCCTCGGCCGCTGAGCGGGAGGTGTCGCTGTGTTTCTGGAAGGGTGTCTCGATCATTCGGAATTGCCTCCGAATGCTTCCGAGAGCGCCGGATTGTTCCGCGACACGCGATACAGGAGACTGGCAGCATGCAAACGCTTCTTAGCCCAGTCACCCAGGATCTCCTCCACCATGCGGATTCGGTCCTTACCAACGGCCATGCTCTCTGCGTCAATAACGCTGATGATGTCGGCCGTAATTTCGCCACGGAGTTCAACCTTGTCGCCCCGCGTTTTCGATCCTTGCGTGCGGCTGAAGGGCGGGATGTCGTCGTGATCTGTCATTGCGTGATCCTTGTTGATAGCGCAGGCGTAGCTCGGCCTGCGTACCGGTTTGAATTCAGTGAAAGTGCCGCTTCAATAAGCGGAGCCGCCCGCAGAGCTATGTCTCGACGGATGCGGACGGCGGATAGAGGTGGATGAGGCATGACGCCTTAGAGCAATCGCCCGGAGTCAGGCACTTGCTAGTTCGTGCTTGCGGGCCAACTCCGGCCAAATGACATGCCATTTGTCTGGATAGAACATCTGCCGGGTCACGCGCCCCTCCGTCAGTTGCTCAATTTGTGCGCAATAGATCGCATCCGGGGTGGTGCCACGTTTGCGCCAGTTGCTGATTACTGACTGGCCGACTCCAAGGAGCCGCGCCAGGTTGGAGACCCCATCGAGCTGGAGGATTGCTTGGTCAAGTGCGTTCATAGGACTGAATTATCACTTCAGTGATGGTTTAGGTCAACACCTAAGTGATTCACAAAAGTGATTAAATCCCGTACTATGGAAACCATCGCAGACCGCCTCCGCCGCCTTAGACTTGAGCGCAAGATGTCTCAGGCCAAGCTGGCCCAGGCAGCCAGAGTTAGCCAAGGCACCATCGGTAACATCGAAAGTGGAGTCCGCGGCTATGGAGAGAGCATCGTGGACATCGCAGCTGCTCTAGGGGTCACCCCAGAGTACCTTCGCTTGAAGAACGACACTCCTGCAATAACAACAACAGGCCAGTGGGACGGCAACGTGGTCGACGCGCCCACACCGCCGCTCATGAGGGAGTACCCATTGATTTCGTATGTGCACGCCGGTGAATTTGCAGAATGCATAGACACATTCCCTCCCGGCGAAGCTGACTCCTACCATCTGAGTCCAAAAGATCTGGGGCCGCGCGGCTACCTTCTTCGGGTCGAAGGCGATTCAATGACCGATCCCACTGGGGCAATCAGCTTCCCAAATGGAATGATGCTCCATGTACATCCAGACATCGAGGCGGTTCCTGGCAACTTCGTGATCGCAAAACGAGTCCAGGAGAATCAGGCAACCTTCAAGCAGTTGGTGATGGTGGATGGCGAGCTGTATCTGCACGCCATCAATCCCAACTGGCCCACAAAGTACATCAAGCTTGCAGAGGGTGACGCGATCATTGGAAGGATCAAGTTCGCCGGCTGGGATCTCTAAGGCTTTTTTCATCATCGGACAAACCCGCTTCTCGCGGGTTTTTTGTTGCTTAAAAACACTGTTCATTTCCACAGTGTTTTTTTATACTGTTCATTCATACAGTACAAAGGAACTGCAATGGTCACCCAACTACAGATTGATGTACGTTTGCAAGAGATCCCCTCAGACTTGCGGCAAGAGCTGAGACGCAAGGCTGAGGAGAGGTTTGAGAAGGAGCTACGCCGTAGCTTCCCAGACGAGTCGGCATTATTCAGCGCGTTCAAGTTGTTCAGTGATGCGTCCGAAGGCGGGTTGCTCACCAAGGCCGAAGAGAAGCAAGCAACTGCTTGGACCAAGGCTTTTGACAAAGCCCGTCAAGCAGGTTTCCGAGACATTGCCGTGGAGGAGGCCTACTTTGAAGTTCGTGTTTCCCAATGAAACACTTCTCGAGTGTTAAATTTTAATCACTTTAGTGTTGACAACTTAAATCACTTCTGTGATGATTCATCCCATCGACGCAATCAATGCATCGAAGGGAGCCAGGATCACCAGCCCCCGAAGACCCCGGGGGGATCGCCCGGGCTTCCAACAGACGGGCAAGAACCCGCAGGGGGGCGAAAGGATCACGCAGCTAAGGCTAGTAGGCTGGTGAGAAACCAGATAGGACCGTGGATACGGGGAAACAAACGAACGAGATGGCAGCTGCGGCACCGGTCCCTGGGTGTGTACGGGGTGAGGCAAACAGGGTTGCCAAGAAAAGCAAAGCCCAGCGTGAAGACGCAGTGCCCTTGGAAACAGGGGCAAATCAAAAGCCTCGAGAGTCGGTGCTTCTGATTTGATAAGAAAAAATCTTACGTCGGTGTCCAATCGATACTTCTAAACTCTGTAGTATTCAGTTACGATTAGCCAATCGCGTCTATTCTCTTTAACCCTCCCGCCCGTTCCCATCGGGCGCTTGAGCCACCCTTACCGGTGGCTCTTTTTTTGTCCACGACGGCGCTGTTTCGGAACATTCAGCGCCTTGCCCGCCTCGAGCGGGCCTTTTTATTTGGGGACTCGAAATGAACGGATTTTCTGACGCCCACCATGCCCGCCTGGCCGCTGCCCACCAAGCGGCCACAGATCGCCAAGACGCTCGGGCCAATTGGCTGGAGCAGACCTGGGCGACGAACTCGCCCTTCCTGCCCAGGTTCCATGGCGTGGTGCAGGAGGCATTCGGCAACTTCGACCCCACCACGTTGGCTAAGTTGTGTGGCCAGTTGCAGGCTGGCAACGATGCCGCCGCCGGCGAGATCCTCCGGGACTATCTTCTGGAAGTTTGCGAAGACGGCGTTGATGAGGTGCTGGACCAAGAAGCAGCGGAGGTTTGGTGATGGAGCACGTCAACGCCACCTACCTGCGGGCCCTTGCAGCTGGCCTACAGCTGCGGGTAAAGCCGCCCGACGACGATGAGTTTGTGCCGCTGTTCGATGCCTCCAGCACGGCAATGGCTGTGCTTTTGCGCCCCTCGACCATCGTTAACCCCGGCGCCTGGCAATTCAAGATCGATGGGACCGACGATGCTGCGTGAGAGCCCTCTCCAACTCAAGACGCCAAGAACCCTGGACGAGGCCTGCGGGCACCGGCCCGAGTATTTCCACCCCTTTGAGCACTACACCAAGCCGCTGCACCAGCGGCTTTTCTTTTGGCTGGGCCTGGCCGCCGCGCTGGTCCTGATCGCATTTTTCTGGAGCCGCTATGCGTAAAAACGCAATCCACACAGCTTGGATGCTGGCCGCCCTGCTGGCGGTGATCTTCTTTTCCGACCCTGGTACCGACTTGGCTGTCGAGCAGGCCACAGCCGCCGATGTGCAGGACGCCGTGCACGCCGCCCAGCAGGTGGCACTGAGTACCAAGAAAGGAACCGACCAATGAAGCTCCCCCTCTGGGTCCTGCTCTACATCGCGCTGAATGTGACGGCCATCGCGGCCGTGAACCTCATCGCCAAAACCAACATCGCATTCCTGTAACGCCATGAACGAAGTCACCACCCGCCCCCCTGCCCCTGCACTGCCGCTGCAGGCGGACAACACCGAAGCCGCGAAGCTGACCCGGGCCATCATCGCCGCGGCGAAGAATCCAGAAATCCAGATGGACAAGATGGAGCGCCTACTGGACCTGCATGAGCGCATTACGGCCAAGGAGGCTGAGCAGCAATTCAACATGGCCATGGTGAGCGCGCAGGCGCAAATGGTCCGGATCGCCGCAGACGCGGTGAATCCTCAGACGCGCAGCCGGTACGCCAGTTATGGGCAGCTGGATCGCCACCTGCGCCCCTTGTACACCTCCTCCGGCTTCTCACTGAGCTTTGACGAGGGCGAAGGCGCACCGGAAGGCTGTGTGCGCGTGGTCTGCTACGTCGCCCATATCGGCGGCCACACCCGCACCTACCACTGCGACATGCCCGCCGACGGCAAGGGCCCCAAGGGCGGCGATGTGATGAGCCGCACGCATGCTGTTGGCTCAGGCAAGAGCTTCGGCAAGCGCTATCTGCTCAAGGACATCTTCAACGTGGCCGTGGGCGAAGACGACGACGACGGCAATGCCGCCTGCCCGCCGGGCACCGCCCCGGCAAAGCCCGTGTCCGAATTCACGCAGGGATGGATCGACTACGCGCTCAGCGTCAATGGAACTCCAGAGTTCCAGGCCGCGTGCAAGCAAGCACGCGCCGAATTCAACAAGGCCCGCGACATCCAGGGCCTCAAGGACTTCAACGCAGCAATGGGAGTTGCCAATGCATAACACTCTCTTCCGGTGCCACAGCCTGGGCCGCATCATGACCGAGCCCAAGACCAAGGCCGAGGGCATCCTGTCGGTGGGCGCAAAGACCTACATTCGCAGCCTGGCGCAACAGGAAATCTTCGGCATCGACTTCGAGTTTTCCAGCAAGGAAACCCTGAAGGGCATCGAGGTCGAGCAGGAATGCATCGAGCTGCTCAACCGCGTGCGCGGCTTGGCCCTGGTGAAGAACACCGAGCGCCGCACCAACAAATGGCTGAGCGGCGAATGCGACCTGTTCGACGCGGCCAACCGGCGCGGGCACGACATCAAAGCGTCCTGGTCGGCCAAGACCTTCCCCGGCTGGCTCAAGGACTGCATGGACCCCATCTACGAGTGGCAGATGCGCGCGTACATGATGCTTTGGGATGCTGACGAATGGCAGGTCGATTACTGCCTGGTCAACACCCCGGACAAACTGATCGGCTATGAGCCCCTGCCCATGCACATCGTGGACCACATCGCCGAGCACCACCGCATCACCAGCTGGACCATCAAGCGCGACCTGGACAAGGAAGCGCTGATCCAGCAGCGCCTGGAAGCCGCGCAGGAATATTTCCGCCAGGCGCTGACCGAGTTCGACCAGACCCACTCCCACCACATGGACATGGCGGCTGCCTACCCGCACGCCCAGGCCGCCGTCGCCCAGGCCATGGGCAACGCCGTGATCGCAGACCCATTTGCAGCATGAGGACGCCATGAGCAACGAATTGACAACCACCGCCCTGGGCACCCCCAGCATCAACGACGCCGCCCTGGCGCTGTTCACGCCCTTGGAGGCGGATATGACGGCGCTGGCCGCGAAGTACCACAACGTGGCCTACGACATGACCACCACCAAGGGTGCCAAGGCTGCGCGCGATGCGCGTCTGGAACTGCGCGAGTCTGGCCGCTTCGCCATCCAGCGTCTGCGCGACAAGACCAAGGGGCACCTGAACGACTGCAAGACGGTGATCGAGACGGAGGCTACCCGCCTGATCGCCATCGTGGAGCCCGCAGAGGAAGCGATCGACAAGCAGATCAAAGCCCATGAGCAGAAGCTGGCCGACGAGAAAGCCGCCAAGGAAAAGGCCGATGCCGCGCGCGTGCAGAAACACACCGATGCCATCGCCACCATTGCAGGCTACTCGGACAAGGCGCGCGGCCTGGCGGTGGAGCGCATCGAGGCGGGCATCGCCTACGTGCGCGGCATCGACGTGAGCGCGGCGGTGTTCGAGGAGTTCGCCGAGCGCGCCGCCGCTGAGAAGTCTGCAACCATTGCCCGCCTGGAGCAGATGACCGCAGACCGCCGCTCTGCTGACGCGGCAGAGGCCCAGCGGGTTGAAAACGAGCGCGTGGCGGCCGAGCTGGCCGCGCAGCAGCGCAAGCTGGACGAGCAGGCCGCCGAGCTGGCCCGCCAGCGTGAGGCCATGGCGCCTGCGCCGCAAGCAGCACCAGCGGCGGCACCCGCAGCACCTGCGCCGGCACCCGCCGCCGCTGCTGCACAGCCAGCACCCACCGCCACGCCGCAACCTGCCACGCATGCCGCCGGCGGCGCCGCGCCGGCCGCTGAGGTGGATCCAGATGCGCGAGTGTCGCTGGGCCAGATCAAGACCCTGATCTCGCCGCTGAGCATCGACGCCGCCGGCCTGGCCCAGCTGGGTTTCCCACATGTGGCCACCGAGAAGGCATCCAAGCTGTACCGCGCCTGCGACCTGCCGGCCATCCGCGATGCCATGGTCCAGCACCTGGCCGGCCTGGGCCTTGAACTGCCCATGGCGGCCTGAAATTCCCTAACCCAACCACAGGCCCGCCACTAGCGGGCCTGCTGCATTTCTGGAACCCCAATGTTTAAAAATCTGATCATTTACCGCATTTCCGAATCCTGGCAGCCCGACCTGGTGCAACTCGACCAGGCGCTGGCCAAGCAGCAATTTGAAGTGTGCGGCGCCACACAAGAGCAGTCCACCGGCTGGGTGCCGCCACGCGGCGAAGAGCACGGCGCCATGGTTGAATCCGTGGGCGGCCACTGGATCCTGCGCCTGATGAGCGAGAGCAAGATGCTGCCGGCCAGCGTGCTCAACCGCAAGCTCGATGAGAAACTGGCTCACATTGAGCAAACCGAGGGCCGCAAGCCTGGCCGGAAGGAACGCCAGGACCTGAAGGAAGAATGCAAGCTGGAGCTGCTGCCCATGGCCTTCACAAAGCAGGCCGGCACCTGGGTATGGATCGACCCTGCCGCGCGCCTGCTGGTGATCGATGCCAGCACGCAGGGCCGGGCCGACACCGTTGTGACCATGCTGGTGGAAGCGTCCCCCGGCTTTGCTGTGGCGCTGATCGACACCCAGAACAGCCCGCAGGGCGCGATGGCCGCCTGGCTGCACAGCTACGACGCGCCGGCGGGATTCAGCATCGACCGGGAGTGCGAGCTCAAGGGCACAGACGAAGCCAAAGCGGTTGTGCGCTACGGCCGCCACCCACTGGGCATTGACGAGGTCCGCGAGCACATCGATCAAGGCAAGCTGCCCACCAAGCTGGCCTTGACCTGGGATGACCGGGTGAGCTTCGTGCTGACCGAAGGCATGCAGCTCAAGAAGGTGGAGCTGCTGGGCGTGGTGCTGGAAGACAAGCCCGACGAAAACGGCTTCGACGCTGATGTGGCCATCGCCACCGGCGAGCTGTCCAAGCTGATTCCCGACCTGATCGACGCGCTGGGCGGCGAAGGCCGCACCGAGCTGGGAGCCCAGCAATGACGCAGCCCGTCCAAACCCAGCCGCCTAAGCGCTGCGGCAGTTGCGGCGCGCCAGTCTACAAGCAGCCCGCCGAGGGCGAGGGCCTCCCATGCGGGCACTGACTACGCTACGATGCTCTTCCGGATTAATCTTGAATAGCCTACCAATCAGCCACTATTTTTATGCTTAAGAACACTGAAATGTCGGTTATCGCACCCTCGACATCGTTTGGATTGAGAACGGCAGAAGAGCTGTATGGCGCATTGGTAAACATCGCTGCCCCACGACTACACCATGAGCCACAGCCGAGCACCTTTGACTGTGCCTGTTTCGCGGTATTTGCTTGGTCACTCCTAAAGGATTGGCTCGCGATTAATGAAGAATCAACCGTGCGAGGTGAAAAGGCGAGGATGATCTCACTGGAGGAGGACAAACGCCTAGCGCCTGATCACACCATTCGTTTATTTTGTTTCATGCTGCGAGATCTAGCCAACGGAAGCAAGCATCAGAGGCTTAGCGAAAAGAATCAAAAAAGGACTCCCATAGATTACGTACAAACTGGCAACCGCGGTACTTTTACAGACTACTTTTTTAAGCGAGGCAGGATAACCGTAAATCTAAATAATGAAATGTTTTTCGGGGCGCCTGCTATTTCTCGAATCACTCTAGAAATTCTTAATTGGGTAATGAACGACTCCGAACCAGTAGATGTATTGCCGGGTGTAGCCATCACTGAGATATGGCTATCGAAAAGGCAGCACTGGGATCCGAACGTTCCTCTTCCGATTGGAGCCCTGCCGCTGCCATCAGATCATCCGAAATATGTTCACTACTGCGCACAACAGGGAATCCCGAAAGATCGCTAAGTCAAGAGCCCAGTAGCACTGCAATTGGCCCCAGTGGGCCCCTATTCACAGCCCGCCCTGAGCAATCGAGGCGGGCATTTTTTCGCCCTCACTATGCTTACACCCCAATTTGTTCTCGCCCTCTCCGCCAAGCTGGTGGTTGACCTGTTTGCCGGTGGTGGCGGTGCCAGCACCGGTATTGAGCAGGCCATTGGCCGCCACGTAGACATCGCAGTGAACCACGATGCCGACGCAATCGGCATGCACGAGATCAACCACCCCCAGACTAAGCACTATCGTGCTGACGTGTGGGAAGTTGACCCGGTGTTGGTGACTGCGGGCCTACCGGTCGGCCTGCTGCATGCATCGCCGGATTGCACAGACCACAGCCAGGCAAAGGGCGGCCAGCCCCGCACCCAGGCTATCCGTTCGCTTGCGTGGGTGGTTCACCGCTGGGCAGGCAAGGCAAAGCCTGATGTCATCACCCTGGAGAACGTCGAGCAGATGCTGCGATGGTCCAACCTGGTGGCAAAGCGCGATCCCGCCACGGGCCGTGTTGTCACGCTCGACACCATCGTGGACCCTATCACCGGCAAGAAGTCTTGGCGTGTCGCTGACCCAGGGGAGCGCGTGCCGCGCCACAGGCAATTCCTGGTTGCCGACGAAAAGCGGCTAGGCACGCAGTGGAATCGCTTCGTGCAAGGACTGCGCAACATGGGCTATGTGGTTCAGTGGCGCGTGATTCGCAACGCCGACCTGGGCGCGCACAGCACGCGCACCCGCCTGTACATGGTGGCCCGCCGCGATGGACTACCCATTGTCTGGCCCAAGCAGACCCACGCCAAGAAGCCGACCGCCACACTCAAACGGTACGCGCCTGCAGCTGATTGCATCGACTGGTCGATTTCAGGCAAGAGCATTTTTGGCCGCGTGCGCCCACTGGCAGAAGCCACCCTGAAGCGGATCGCTCATGGGCTCGATAAATACGTGCTCAAGAGCGCTGATCCCTTCATCGTGAACATGGCGCATGGCGGAAAGGTGGAGCCTATCGACCAGCCGATCAGCACCATTGCGACTGAGAAAGGCGGCTGCCGAGCGATTATTGCTCCCACACTGGTGCAAATGGGACACGGCCAGGGAAGCGGAACGACGGCACGCCGCAGCTATGGTGCGAACGACATCAAGGGCCCCATGGGCACGATCACTGCCAGCGGCGGCGGCCAAGGCATCGCAGCTGCAACCCTTGTGCAGATGGGATACGGCGAGCGCGAAGGCCAGGCGCCCCGCTCCCTCGATCCCCGTATGCCGCTGGGCACGGTAACTGCGGGCGGGCAAAAATTCGCTGCATCGACGGCCTTCATGGTGCAGGCGAACGGCGGCTTCAACACGACGCTGGCACGAGATATGGCCGAGCCCATGTCCACTGTCACCGCCACCGGCAGCCAGCAACAGTTAGCAGTTGCTCACCTCGCCACTCTGCGCCATCACAGCACGGGCCGCGATCTGCGCGAGCCCATTGCTACCGTGACGGCTGGTGGCGAACACCATGCACTGCTGCAGTACCAGCTAAGCAAAGAGGATGAGGCAGGCGCCCTGCGCTGTGCCGCCTTCTTGATGCGCTACCACGGCAGCGGCGGCCAGTGGGCGGATCTGCGCGATCCGATGACCACGGTAACGACGCATGACCGCTTGGCGCTGGTAACTGTCTGGCTCAAGGGCGAGCCGTGGGTGATTGTTGACATCACGCTGCGCATGCTGGTTCCGCGCGAACTCTACAACGCCCAGGACTTTCCGCCCGACTACGTGATTGACCGCACCTCCAGCGGTAAGCAACTGACGAAAACCGCCCAGGTCCGTATGGCCGGCAACTCCGTCAGCCCCCTTCCAATGCGGCTGATTGTGGCCGCGAACTACACCGAGGCTCAGGCGCAGCGCCTGGTTGCCTAAACAAGTCTGGAGCCCAACATGGCTGAAAACAACTCTTCCGCTCCCCTCAAGACTGCGCCAATGATCGAAGCCTTCGAAGCGGCATACAGCCGCGATTGGAACGACCCAGCCGGCGATGAAATTAAAGAAATCTGGCATCGCGCATGGCAGGCGGCAGTGGCAGCACAGGCAGCGCCCGCAGCAGAACCATTGCCGCTACTGGTGCGGGACATCGCCCGCGACCTTGGGATCACACCACTCGATGCATGCCAAGCCTTGAAGGGGTTGGGGAACTTCAGTTTGAACTCTGCAGTGACTGCGGATATGGCACGGAAGCTACGCGAATGCTTTCCAGAAGCTACCGAGGATTCCTCGGCAGGTGACCAGCTGGCGGCGCTGATCGAGGGCATGTCGGTGTCGGTCGATGTGAGCACGGGCGACCACGACGCCGGCCACCGCTATTTCGGCACCGTCACCGAGGTGATGGAGGATGCGGGCGAAAAACACGGCGTGACGCTGCTGGTGCAGGATGCAAAGCCGAATTTCGAGCACCCCGTGGCAAAGGTGCAGGCCGAGCCGGTGATGATTTATCACGGTCGCTGCACCATCGACTGTGGTGAGCATGGCCACCACGACGTGGAAATGCTCAAGATGATTCCTGCAGGGGCCAAGCTCTACACAGCACCCCAGGCCCAGTCCGCTTTCCAGCAGCGCGTGCAGCCCTGGATGATGGAATGCTTTGGCGCCGAGATAGCGGCCGACCGCATCGAGCGCAATCACCGCTTCTTGGAGGAGGCGTTGGAGCTGGTGCAAGCCACAGGCTGCACTAAGTACGAGGCATTCAAGCTGGTGAACTACGTGTTCAAGCGCCCGGTGGGCAAGCCGGCTCAGGAGGTCGGCGGCGTGATGGTCACCCTGGCAGCCCACTGCCTGGCCAACGGCCTGGACATGCAAGCGTGCGCCGAGACGGAGCTGGAACGGATCTGGACCAAGGTGCCAGAAATACGGGCCAAGCAGGCGGCCAAGCCCAAGCATTCCCCTCTGCCGATGGCACAACGCGCAGACCCATTGGACGAGATCTCCGAAGCTCTGCACGACTACCACTATGCGCTGGACACCCGGCAGCATGGCGGCGTGGCCGCAGGCGCTGCCATCAATGCGATCGAGGAAGTGCTGGACATGCACTGGCAGCAGGGCCAGGAAACAGGACGGCGCGCCGCCATGGCTGCAGCCCAGGAAGGCGGCAATGCCGCAAAGGAGGCGTGATGCGCAGAGCAATTTCCAACACCTCCGCCCTGGTGGCAGGCATGGCCGCCCAAAAGCACAGCCGTGAAATTGAGGCTGCTGGAGGCTTCTGGGCGCCAGAGAAGCCGAATCGAGAAATGCGCCGCCGCATGCAGCGCGAGGCCAAGCGTGATGCATCCGCCCAGACCGAGCCCGCCCCCAAGGAAGCACCATGACCACCCCGCCAAAAGTCGAATTTGGCAATCGCCTTTTTCGAAAACTTAAGCGAGTTTTCAGCAAGCCTTGGGAATCTATCAATTTGTCACTTCATGTAACCAAGGCCTGCTTGAAGGAACCATCATGATCATTAAGCCAATGACGGAAACCCTTGCTGATGTCTTACCCCACGAGATTGAGCGCGTGACAGAGCTGATACCCATTTTTGAGGCGCTCCCAATGGGGTCTATTGCGGTTGAGAGGCTCCGCACCTCCATCAACTCAGCGCGCAACGCAATGACGCGCCGAGATCTCACGGCGATGCTCAAGGCTTTCGCCGATTTGAAAGGTTACAAAGCATGATCGAAAAACCAGAAGCGGGCACTCCGCGTGAGCACAATCGCGTCAGCCCCGAAGGGCGCATGCTGGGCGCCCAGTTGGTGCGACTGGTGGAGCCCGTCATCAAGGCGCTTGAGGCACAGGGCGAACCCGACGAGCGCTGCAAATCCTGCGCATTCCGCGACGGCACCGTGCCCAATGGCTGCATGCAGTCCATGGCCGATGCAGTCAAAGCCACGCTGGAGCAGACGCCATTCCTCTGCCATGTTGACCGCTTGGCGGATGGATCGCACAAAGCCTGCTCCGGCTGGCTGGCCGCCATCTGGGCCACCGCCGATAAGCCACCCCGGCAATGCCCTTGGGAATTCTCACCGCCTGATGACCCCGAGAACCCGACAGATCAGATCGAACCCCGCCAATGAGCGGGTTTATTTTTTTGGAGCTTCAATCATGAGTTCGTTTCTCACACCAGAAGAAATCAAAGAGCTCACAGGTGTTAAACAGGGTAAACGCGGCAAGTCACGGGAGGTGCTTCAAGCGGCCGCCCTGCGCACCATGCGGATTCCTTTCTACATTAACGCTGTCGGCCGCCCCATCGTGGTTCGGGCGATCATCGAAGGATCAGAGAAAAAGGAGGAAGCAGCGCCTTCATGGGAGCCAGCTTTCGCACATGGTTAAGTCAATGCCGCAATTCAGGGCCAGAACGCAAAAATCGGGCAAGACCTACTACTACTTTGACACTCAGACTAAACCCCGGAAGGAAATTCCTCTCGGGTCTGATTACCGTGAGGCGGTGAAGAAGTGGCTTGAACTGTCGGCCCTGCCCGCTGATCCTTCCGAATACAACTTCGAGGAGTTGGCCATCAAGTATGAAACCGAGGTGATTCCGCTTAAGGCGAATTCAACACAGAGCACGAATCGCGGCGATCTGAAAAAGCTCCGCCAGTTCTTCTGTGAGCCCAAACCGGCGCCCATTGATGCCATCAAGCCAAAGCACATCTTCCAGCTGTTGCAATGGTCAAAGGACAAGCCCACCACCGCCAACCGGCTCAAGCGGACGTTTTCCCACATGTTCAACATGGCGCGTGCCTGGGGATGGACTGAGCGCGAGAACCCTTGCGCAGGCATCGAAGGCTTTTCTCTCGAAAAACGAGAGGTTTACATAACTGATCGCGTTTACCGTGCAGTGTATGAGCAAGGAAACGATGCTTTGAAAGATGCCATGGATCTGGCCTACCTGACTGGCCAGCGGCCGGGAGATACCCGTGCCCTGACCGACCGGAACATCCAAGATGGCCACCTTGTCATCAAGCAAAACAAGACCTCTGCTCCCCTCCGATTCATCATCGAGGGTGAGTTGAAGGCGCTACTGGAGCGCATCGCACTAAGAAAGGAAGGTTTCAAAACGCACACATCCAGCCTGCTGGTGAGCCAGTACGGAAAGCCGATGTCAAAGCAGATGATGCGTGACGCATTTGAAGCAGCTCGCCTGGCCGCGGCTAAGAAGGCTGAGGACAGCGGTGATGCAGAGCTCGCAGGCGAGATCAAGGTTTTCTGGTTTTATGACCTGCGGGCAAAAGCTGCTGATGATGTGGCCGATGAGCGGGGGGAAGTGGCGGCCTCCAAACAGCTTGGGCACGCGTCCGTCCAGACCACCAAGCGTCACTATTTGCGTCGTGGATCGAAGGTAAACGCGACGAAATGAGGGGGAAACCCGCTCCGCAAAACGCCCACGAATTACATAAACAGTGGGCTAAAAAGCTGTATAAAAATACAACTTTGCGGAGCGGAAATCGCCTGGAAACCCGCATGAAACCTAGAAACCTAGGCCAGCTTAGAAGGCTGTTGCTCTATCCAACTGAGCTACGGGCAGATGTTTGGTTGATGGAGGTATTTTGCCGGTATGGGCGCAACCTGAGACCCAAGATATGCGGAGCGCTCCACATGGGTCGTTTTGTTTTTTATGACTGGGCGTCATTATGCACTGAATCACCCGGCCCAACCTCGCGACAGGCCTGGCCAAGCCAAAGATGGATGGGTAGAGGCAGTGGCGGTCCGGCAAGCGGATCCAAGTGCAAAATGACAAACGCT